AACCTGGTCTTTTTATCGTTTTCATCGCTCCCGCTGAAAGATATCCTGAATCCATGGTTTGGCATTTGGCCAGCCACGGTGGCAGAAACTAAAGTAGTCACATCGACGGTGAGATCTTCGGTGCCGTTAGTAAACGTCTGGGACTTTATCACGTTGACAAGTCCATTCCCGTCGGAGAAATTTGCTTGAGAAAAAATATCTAGATTATCTGCACCCAGAGTGCCTACCTGATCGGCTCCTGAAAGGTTCCAAACGGAGTCTGCACCATCAGCGTAAGCAGCAGTCAGGAAATTCACGGCATTCAAGTCCGAAAAAGACGCAGTATCGCGGCCTAGGCCTTCGTCGAATGATTTTGATAGAGGGAAAACAGCAACGTTAAAATTGACCGGTACTGCATTACCAGCTTTAATATCGAAAAGTTTTAATCTCGCACTGAAATCTTTTGATGCTAGATTTATCTTAGAAGCAGTGAGATCGTGGATTTTTTGGTAATCAAACTTCACAAGTAGGCGTGATATCTCATTGAGACTACCGGTGCCTTGCATCTTGGTTTCGTCCCACAACTTAAAGAGGTCTAACGTAGCAGCGCGGCCGACGTTTGCATCTTCCGCCCTGAACAGCCCATCTATTATTTTATCCGTAATATATGCGTCGCTACTGGCCGTACAAAATATCTTCATCTTCTCCTCACAGTGCCGAACCGATTATATCATCTGATGGGAACTTCATCTCAAAAATGGAGCCGTCCGGGCCGAATATCATGCCGTTCTTAGTGTTATCTTCAATAGGAAGAGTGAAGGAAGAGTACTCCCTGTCTTCAACGGTCCCTGCTCTGGGGAATATTTGGAGCCGTGTGAGAGAGACAACAAAGTCCGTGTTAATGATTATATTGGTGATATCATCAACTACCAGTGGCTGGTTGATTTGAAAATACTTCCTTCGAAGTGCAGCGGCAAGGGCGTTGTTTATCTGCTTGAGTATTTGAATCTTGTTCACGTTTTGAGCCACGATAACCGTGTACCTGACTCCGAAATTTATCACGCGTGTGTCTAGGATATCCACTGCGTCGGATATTAATCTGAATTCGTTAAGGTAGGTGCTTATATTTTTTTTGAGACTATCGGGAGCGGCCACTAAAGCTCCGGAGCGATCCAGGGAAACTAGGAAAAGTATAGAAGAAAGTGGGTTGATAGGATTCCGGCCGACTGCAGCCCGATATATTCTCCCAAACTGTGCCGGCATAGTATACAATCTTGCCAGCAAGTCCTCCTTAGTGACAACCCGATCTTGGCTGAGTCGTGCCGCTGGAATCAGCTGCTGCAGATCGGATAGGGTGGGAGGAGCAGATCCGCCGGCTGCTGGCGAGTCATTATTAACGGCCATGGTCTGTCTCACACGAAGTGCTCCGCCCGGATTAACCGTCTGGCGAAACTCTAATATGAGATCCTCTAACTCGTTTATGGAGTCACTAGCCACGTTATGAGCAAGTCCTCCGCCGTAACGATACATGATTGTGAGGGTAGTTCCGCGCGGAGCTATTCCCAGTGTGTGGGTTTGCAGTAAGGAGTTAGGGTCTATGGTAAACCTGCTGAAATTAGTTTTACCATAAAGCGGCAAAGCTAAATCGCTAGGATCCGGAATTATGTCGTTGTCGAGAGTTTCAGCGTCTCCGGAGCCAAATTGAAGCGTAGTCAATCGCGTCGTAGGATCGTGTTTGGTGATGAACCTCTTAGGAGCCGGAATTATTTCCAACATCCTAGGCACTAGCTCGTAGTCCGGAAAATCGTTTTTCAATGAAGAAAACACGGAATCCTGCGTAAGCGATTTAACTTCGTAGTAATCTTCCCCTCCAGAATCCTTAACGCTGATGACCGTGGAAACATTTTCGTTAGAAAGAGATATTTCTCGGAACGGGACGTGTGTGTCAGGAATAGTAAACGTCTCCGTCGCCTGTTCACCGGATACAGCATCAACCACAGCGGTCATGGTATAGATGAGGGGGATGTTATTCGTATCAACAGTCTTGACGACATATTGATGCACTAGGTTTCCGATCAAATCACGTTCTGCGAAATCCAAGTCGTCCACTGTGGAAAAAATCACGCCTTCCAAAGATTTTATTTTCGTCCCACTCAACACCACCGGAAGGTTATTTAAATCAGGTCTGTATCCTCCAGCGAACAATTGGGCGTTAACGTCAAATGTAAACTTCACCGTAACGGTTGCAGGAGCAGCTCCAAAAATTTTTACTCCAGCGTTCCGAAGATGCGTTTTTATATTGGAAGGCTCGACTGCAAGTTGTGGATCCAGCTCACGGAATTGGTGATCCAGGTAGTAGGAGAGCGAATCCCCAACAGCCGCAGCCATATCCAGAAATAGTCCACCGACAGAAGGTTCAGAGAAATCTTGAATCTTGTCCGGGAAAAATATCCTAGCATGTTCTAATAGCTCGCTTCGAAAGGCTTCGAAATCCTTAGCGAGATATGTCCTATTGGCTGCCTTGCGTATCTTATTTTTAACCTTTATCATATTTACCCTGCACTATAAATTATAACTTCGATGCACTGATTCGTAACTCCCAGCCTAGGAATACCGAATATCACCCTGATTCCTATGTTGGCCAGGTCGGATTTAACTTCATCTTCTTCCCTGAATGATTCGAAGGTGTCAAGAGAAACGTAAGGCATGTATTTTTCGGTAGTCTTCCTTATCTGATTTACGGCTTTGGTGTCACCGTTCTCTGCGCACAGCTCAAACGCTAGACGTTGCAGGTCGGCACCGAAGTCATGAAGCATCAAACGCTCGCCATGATTGGTGGATAGCATGTTTCGAAAATTATCCTTTATTTGATCGGCTAATTTATCCCTCATTGCAAACGGACCAGCATTGCCGCCGACGCTTAATTCCATAGGTGTCTTTATTCCTATAGGTAAGTTTTTAGCTTTATTCACTAGGGCGGATTCGAACTCATTCTGCATCCGGCCGACCGATTTAAAATCGTATTTTTTCGCTATGGGAAGTTGACTCATTGTACTCCTCTACAGTAACTAACTATTTAGGTGGCTGAGACTGCCGAGGTTACACTTTGCAACTTCTATACAGCGAAACACCAATAAGGGTTATCTTGTCTACGACCACGGTACCGGATTTGCCGGGGGGACAGTATAAGTACCAGCAATAATCCATGCTGCAGCAGTAGAAGCTATCAATGCCGCAGCAGGTTCTGCTCCAAGAGGCGGCCCCAGAACCAAAGGTAAAGGCATCGGTGGTGGAACAGTGATGCCGGGTGCGTTGGCTGGGGATGCTGCCAGCGCCGCTGCGCCTGCAACGAATGCATTCGGTATTGCCATACTGCCAGCGCCAGGCGCACTCATTCCTAGAAGTGCGCCCTGTACCGCACTTTTTATCTGTGCTTTAGCCGGCGTACCTCCCGGAGGTATTATAGCTGAGCTTAACCAGTTTGATATTGCGGTGGCCCACGCTTCGGCTATAGCCGGCTCTTCCGGCGGGGGATCTGTAAAGAGATCCACTAGGTCAGACTTTAAGGTTGAAATATCAGCTAGTGGCAAATCATCACCCTATTTGGTTTTACCCACTTTACTCTTTATTAGTTTTATTTCATTCCGTATGGTCTGCACATCCCCATCGCTATTAGACCACAATGTCTGGAGGTTCCCTGGGACTGGTGGGTTAGGGGGACCTGATGGGCCAACACCGGTGGGGTGAATATGCTGGATAAATTGATCAATTATTGCGTCTAACACATCACAGATTTGAACCAGCCTCTTGTCCAGCTCGTTTCCCAACACCAGCGGCTCGGTCGCCCCTAACCCTATAGAGAGTTGTGCGCCCTTTCCGTTTTCTTTTTCGATCCCAGAGCCAATGACTACCTTGGGCCCGTCGATCATTATGACACCGTCAGGCTGCATGATTATACATGCGCGTCCTTTGCCCTCTTCGTTGTCTGCCAGGCCCTCTTTTACGATCTTTATGCTGCCGTTTATTCCGGCCTCGCCGCCGCCCGATTTTTTCGGTTCTATTTGACGTGCGATGATCCGGATCTCATCGGCCTTGGTGACGACTGTCGCAGCGTGGATCGGCTTCTTTTTGTTTATCTCTTTACCTTCGTTGGGTTCTCCTACGCCGGGGACCTTAGGATAGACCA